CCCGGGTAAGCTATCGTGTCGCTATACACATTACTTGCATTTAAATAGCCAGACACTTCCACACCGTCTGTGTATACGGGGCGATGACTTCCGTTCATCAGGGTACCTGATGTTCCGGTCGTAAAGTAAAGTTGATTTTTGTTAGAGTTATCTATCTGCGTAAAATAATAAGTAAATCCCCTAAAGACGCTCAAGGTCGGCGTCGCTGTCGCTGGCGCTCCTGTCGTATCTATAAGATATGGGTGATGCGCTCGACAATCATTAGTACCTGCGCTTGTAAAGCAACTAGATCCTTGCGTCACCGACCATTGAACGCCACCTATTTCGCCCTGTAGACCCGTATAACCTGTATCGCCTGTGTCACCCGTAAAACCATAAGGGCCAGTATAACCGGTATATCCTGTATAGCCGGTATATCCTTTCGGTCCTGTATCACCCGTCGCTCCCGTATTTGTTGCTGTGCCAGCCGTACCAGTATAACCGGTTGCTCCCGTCGGTCCAATTATATCAGCTTCAACATTTCCGCAAAAAAGGAGCTTGTCATTCAGCGTCAGAACTTTATAGCTGCCAGATGTTATTACGTTAAGGACGTTATCGTTAATATCAATACCGCTATTGAGATAGAGACTTTTGAATGGTTTGCTGCTGGAACCAATATCGAAATTGCCGCTAGACGCATTTACTATATTCCCAGAAATGGTAATAGGACCGTTTTTAACGGTTAAACTGTCCGTGACGTTAAGGCCGCTCGCCACCCAAGCGTTTCCAGTAACACGTAAAGTGCCGCTTATATCTAAATCTGCGCCCACCTTAAGCGGAGACCCAGACGTGACCTTCAAGATGAAGCCAGAAATCTGACTATTATCCAACTGCTTAAGCTTAATTAAATTGTACGGCATTCCTTTATCCTAAAATCCTGAAATATAATAGTATATACACAGATTATGTTATTAATATCGGATTAAAAGTTCCAATTTGCTCGTCATTTGAGCTTAATATTTCATAATAACACTTTATAGCCCAGTTCCCCAACATAAGTACTGTGTAATTATCTTTTCTTGCCCTGTGCGCAGAGACATTTCTTTTTAGGTGCTGTGGCAAATCAAAGGATTGAGTGCCTTTAGCTGTACTCTTAACCTCTATTAATGCGCACTGCTTCTTGGTTTGATGAATTAGCGCATCCTGCATCTCTATAAATTCCAACAGGTTACTATGCCCGGTATTTTTTATCGACCCAATGATATTTTGCCCTACGGCCTTGTCGAAGGCACTTCCGTTCGCAATTGTTCGGGAAGCAAACCACGTTCTTTTATGATCAATGTTTGCCTGTAGATACTCGTTCCCTCTCCTAATGAAATCTGTGGAAAAATTTTGCTTGAAACATATTCGCCCATCTTCTTTATTGTACTCCCTTCTCGCCGTTCTAAGTTCTTTTTGGTAAGCCTGCCCCTCTTTGTCGCTTGCAAAATTAAAAAACTTTAAATTGACTCTACTATTCTGAAAGAACTTATGCTCGTTCGCTGAGTCAAGAAATTGATAACCGGCATTATCAATAATAATCATTTCTAAATTGAAGTTAGAAACCACGTAATGAAGATATACTATATGATCTTTAAGATTACCGCCTGCGACCGCATAACTATGAACTAGGGTCCCTTGATTTTTTTCTTCGTCCAGTTCTAATATCGCCATGGCAAAGAAGTCAGAACTGGGACTGTTACTAAAACTAGGGTCAATAGCTAAGATATACTTTTTGTCTTTAGCGCCCTTTATCAATGTCGTGGGAGTTTCTCCATCAGGTATGGTACATTCGTGCATCTTTTTTGCGCTAAAATAGCTATCGCTCCCGTCAGTGAATTGAGCGCAATATTCCCGTTGAAAACTAGAGTAACTTTGGCCCCCGTTTTGCGCTTCGTCGATAATGGTCGTATCTATCATTTCTTCAGGAAGAGCTTCGTACCCCAACTGAGAAATAAAATATTTTGTATCTGTCTTTTTGTTATTTTTTATGTTAGCTACCCATTCGCTATAAGTTTTATATAGGTTTTCAAAAGTGTAACTAGCGGAACTTAGCGCTATCATTTTAGAATTATTCTCGAAGACCATTTTGTCTTTTTCTTCCATAACCCCCTCGGCAATAAGGCTGTTTTCTACCTCTCTAATCTCTAGTCTTTCCTTCATGTTTTGAGGGGCGACCAAGAAGGGCATTAAGACTGTTTGTACGATATCTTCTGGTATCAGAAGGAACTCGTCAAGAATAAGAACGTTAGCACGGAAACCACGAATCTTTTCACCGTTGAGAGGAATTGCCGTAATTGATCCACCATTTACTAACCATTCAAATTGATCATTACGTTTAGATGGCTTGGCTGAAAAAGCTTGGCTTAGAAGTTCTGCTCCTTGCGATTTTATTATTGTTTCTAAATTATTAAATATAAATCTAGCCGTACGAAATGTGGGTCCAGCGACGAGAATCTTTGTGCCCGGATTAAAAATACATTGCAAAAAACAAAAAACAGAAGCTATAAAAGTTTTACCGCAACCTCGACCCCAAACGCACATGGAAAAGTTCCTAGTCATTAGGCCTTTAAGTGTAATCTCTTGATAAGCGGCCAATTTAATTCCAGAGATTAACTCTGTGGTAATTCCGAGGTTTGCCCGAAGAAATTTAGCCAAAGAAATCTTAGCTTCTTTATCTTTTAGAAATCCCTCGAGCTTAGATAGTTCCTTGTTAACACTTGGAAGATTTACTTTATATTTTTCTGGGGCTATCCACATTTTATTTCCAGTTGTCTTTATTCGTGTAGTCTTTTATTTTTTTGTTACACCAACCGACAAAGATCAATGCGACTATCATATTTGCTGCAACTATTGCTATCGCTATTTCCGTCACAAAAGTTTCCTATCATACGCTAATTGCAAGTCCATCTTTTTGTAGAGGCATCCTGAGAAAAATATTTTCTTCATTATTCTAACCGATTCTTTTCTCCCGTTTACAAAAAGAAACTGAATGTAAGGATATTCTTGGATTAGGTCTCGGGTATTTTTGAATATAAATTCCGGTGTTGCCCTTATTTTTTTAGAGATGTAGGGAAGATGATTGAATGACAACGCATGCGTTAATGTATCTTCGACAAGGATTATCAAATTAGCCTTGTCTTCCCCGGCTCTCTCTATTTCCCTTTTGAATCTCTCTAGATGCATAACGCTCATCGTGGATATAAAATCTGCAAGAGATTTTCTTTCTATGTAGCAATTACAGGTTAATTCTTTTTTGCTAAGAGTATAATCCCCAAATTTCAGGCACTTGACTTCTGTCGGATAATCTATTTTAAGGGGGTTTTGTTCTCGAGTATCTATATAGATTTTGCAATCCTCTTCGTCATAAACCGATCCTTCTAAGATATTGAGAGTCTCTTGATATTTATTTTTCAGCCCCAATTCTTTGCATAGCTCATAATAATTAAAGTATTTTTCATAAAAAACTATAGAAGGGATTTTCGTACTGCGCAACTCAACTTGGCACGGACTATATATTAGATTTTTCTTTTCTTTTCTAGATTTTATCAAGCCACTTAAATAGTTTCCAGCTTGTGCGGGAGTTTGCCCTTTTAGCCACATGCGCAAAGAGGTCCTAGTGTTAAAGTCTGTTTCGAAGTATTGTTTCTTATTCTTAAATTTTATGATCCCCCCGGTGTGCAAATCATAACGAGGATATTGAGTCTGATAGTACTCGACAACCCTCATGCTATGAGCCTTTAGATGCGAGTGAAGTTGCTTGTCGCTTCCAAATTCTTTACTACATATTTTACATTTAACCATTTAAAATCTCATTTTCATCTATGCCCATAATTCTTGCCTTGACTTCCTCCATATCAGTGAGATGTGCAATTTCATCTTTAACCACTTTACTTCTAAGCTCGGCCAATTTGAGCATTTTCTTTCTAGAGTCTTCATCTTTCCACATTTGGACAAGATTTAAAATGCTGGCATTCTCTTTAATTTGGCTCTTCAACCTGTCGCTCCTTTTCTCTTTGAGATCATTTAGTAATTTTTGTTGTCTTCCGACACATTGATTATATTCTGTTTGTGCAGAGCTAATAGATTCTACTAGACTCATAGATACTTTCCCATCATTTTCCTCGACAGCCGCATCCAGTAATCTTTGTAGGTGATCGACTCTGACTTGAATATTTGAGGCGATTACAACCTCACCTGACAGAACTATATATTGATCGACCTCCTCTTGAGTTAAATCGGGTTTATCGTTTGTGTACCGAATAAAACTACTTTCGAACAAGCACCTTTGCGTATGAGTAGCATAACTACCTACCTGATGAATAAATCGATAAGTAGATACATAATTCAATAAAGCTTCTATTCCAGTCTTTTGTTTTTGGGTGACCTTACTCTTATCTATCGTATTGGGGACATACTCGAAGACTTTTAAAAGAACGGCGTGAAAGGTTTTGGGGACTACGTAAGATTTCTCCGTGGGAGTTTCTAAGCTTTCTGTGTTCTCTTCTAATTCTACATAACCTTTTTTGTCCATGTACTTTCTAATTAAACTGCACACTTTATGAAGCGCTCCTATATGCGTGCCCCTTAAAGCTCTTCCTATTGGCACAATAGTTTGAAAGGCGTAGCAATCATCTATGTATTTTTTATCCTTATCGGTAAGCTCTTCTTCTACGGGCTGGTACTCGTGTTTTCCTTTGGCTCTTTCCCCTCTTTCCCCCAAGAAAGTTCTCACAGCTATGCCATATTTACTTCTACCATCTTTCATCTTGTCAGGTTCGTTGGAGAAAAATTTTTCAACGAATAAGGTAGTTAGCTTCTTTAAGTCAGTTATTCCTGATTCGAAACTATTCCAAATAAAATCTTCTTGATCTTTCGTCAACTTTTCCATTTTAAAAAATATCTATTTTATCTTCTCGCATATACTTTTTAACTTTATTTATAATTATTTTTTTAATATTTTTAATCTGCTTATACCCCGGGCTTCTTTTTTCTTCTGAGGTGATGTAGCCTATCTCTTTTGCGACTTCACTTTCTTTTTTCCCTTTAATAAATAGCCCCTCATAAACTTTCCATTCAAGAGGTTTAAGTGCCTCTTTCATTTTGTCATTTATTTTTTTCATATTCGCTTCTATATCCAAAGGGGCATCTCCTGATAAAAATGCTTCATTAGAATGATTCTCAAGAGGGACAGGGACTTTTAAATCGTGTGCTGCCTTCTTTGTTTTTTCCCAATTTGCGAATAGCGGACAGGAATTACATTGCTTGTGGTATATTCTGCATCCATCTTCCCCTTCTGCTGCAGAGCATCTTAGGCACGGTCTACTATAGTTCCCATAATTATTTCTAATTAAATTCTTAATTTGATTAGTGATTAACCTGTTCAACCAAGGACCCAAAGGCTTCTCGGGGTCATATAGGTGCCATTTTTTATAGACATGTATCCTTATGATTTGAGATACATCATCGTAATCCATCCAACTTAACGAAGTAAGACTCCATTTACTCCTCCTCTTTTTAATCTCCTCGTCTATTGTAGGGTAGCATTCTTCGAAAGTGGGCTTGTTTTTTTTGCCCGGTTTTTTCATTAATTAGCTGCTTTCTTTTTCGTCCTCTTCCGGAGACGGCATAAGGTCTCCCAGTCTGAAGGACAGTGGTCTTTGAACATTAGACTCTACATCTAAACTGGACATAGAGGTTCCGTGCCATTCTTGCATGTCGTGAGTCATATCTTCGAGGTCTATATCTTGGACTTCTCCATCGACTACCTTTTTAGGTCTTAGTCGGGGCGACTTTTTCTTCTCTGAAGCATTTGACCCGAACATAGAAGATCCACATTCTGGGCAGAACTTCGGTTTGCTCTCAAGAGAATAAGGTACGGGCGTTCCACATTCAGCACAGTACTTCCTTAATTTTTGAGTCATATATAATATATTACCCCGAATAAGACGAAAAGAACAAAAATCTTAATATTTAGAATTGGATAGTATCATTCAGTTCGTAGGCGTTTTTAAGCACCTCGTCACCACGCTCTCTATTTTTTTTTCCTATATGAGAGCAATATATATCATCGAAGAAACAGGTTTCGTAGCCGAGTTTAGCGTACCTGTGTGAGAACTCCATTTCGAAGTGCTTTGCTGTTTCGTCAAATTCGCCGACAGTACTGAACATAGATACATCGATCAAAGAGGGGTTTAAAGAAAAATGCGGCCAATAGCAAGAGCTTCTCGCACCGGGGTTTCTTTTATAAAAATCCGTTTCCCCTTCGCTTCCCTTGGGATAATACTCGTGCGCAACATACCTCTGATTATTCCTAGTCCTTTTTTTAAATCCCCCAGTTAAGTTCAAAAATTCAACCGTAGCTTCTTCTGCGTAGTTCCTATTTACAACGACTTGCTTATAACTCTCAGCCTCGTCTAGAATTTCCAAAGCTGGAGAAATGAGAGGTTTTCTTTGTATGAAACTCCAATCATCTTCGATATGAAAAAGATAGTCGTGCTTTAGCACTGCTCTCTCCCTAATTATATTCATGCTTTTGGCGTGCCCTTTCTGGTCTTCGCCCTTAAATACGAAATTAAAAAAAGGATAGAGACGGATCATTTCTTCTCTATCTTCTTTAGAGGAATTGTCGTCAACGCAGATCCATTCTGAAATTAAGCTCGCATCCATACAAGCGTTCATAAAGGAATTTACCGTCCTTTGAAAAAGGTCAAGCCTTTTACAGGACGTTATACTGAAACAAATAGATGTATCTTTTTTCATAGTCTTTTTATTTTGGGGGCGTCTTTTAAGTTGCCGTAGATGTTAGACACTAATTGAGGAGAGTAAGTTTCTAATTGATTCCCTTTTTTTAGTAGCCCTTCTGCGCCGAACATCTTGTTGGCTTGCAGTCTAGCTATTTGGTCTTCTGGTAGTTTGTCATCTCTTTGCTCGAGTAAGACGCAGCTTAGATTGAACGCTTCCGTAAATTTGCCAAGATAAAATGCGCATATCGATCTCTCGTCCCAGCCCTTCCATTCGTAGACGTCTTGAGATACGAAAAGAATATCTTCAGATTTATCCATTTCACTTGCGGCTTTAGCATAAATATACCCCAAAGCAAAATTTTGTTTTTCTCTATAGAACTTGGCTATTTCATATAGAGGCTCCGCTCTGACGGGTCGAAATTCGTAAGCCTCCAAAAAGGTTTCTTTAGCTTTCTCCCAATCTCCTTTTCCTAGGTAGCAATGAGCTTTTTGAAAAATTGCAAAATAATGTTCTTCTACCCATCTGCCCATAGATATCCTTTTATCGTACGCCCTTATAGCGTCATCCCATCTATGTGCGTCTTTATAAGATTGTCCTAGATAGAACCAGTATCTTTCGTTATCGGGCTCATCCTTTAGACCTCCTTCTAAAAGGTCTATATCTTTCTTCATTTTTTTTTCTACGCCATCCTTATTCCTATCTCCTAATCGTCTTGACTCTACCCAGTAATTTCCATGAATTTTTTCTCCCTCTTTAGAATCTTTGCACGCAGGGTATTCGTGGAGTACGCCCTTATATTCCCAATCTAAAGTGTTTTTAAAAATTTGCCCCCGCCAGTAAGTAAAATCATTTCCATAAATTAATTGATAAGAATCAGCTGTTAATTCGTCAGGTAGAACCAAATCTCCATGGATGAGATCGTCGGCATCTATTACCCAAGCGTAATCCCCTTTACCCTTTGCGCATTTAAAAGCCTCTGTTCTATTCCAACCGAAATCTTTCCAAGGCCTATCGTGTATCTCCCCTTTAATGTCATACTTATCGAAATAGGCTTTAATAACATTTTTAGTATCATCTGTTGAGCCCGTATCAACGATTACGTAGTAATTAATATATTTCCTAATAGAGTCGAAGGACTCGTGAATGCAGTGAGCCTCATTCTTCACTATCATAGTTAAGGTAATGTTATGTTTGTTCATTTTCGTTTATATACTATGTTATATACCCTTCCCTCTTCCGTCAAGAGGTAATCTTCATTTTTAAAAAAATCAGAAATTATTTTATTTTTCTTCTCGACTAATTCTAACGAGGGCCCATCGATGGGAGTTGCATAGAAAAAGAATTCGCACTTCTTAACGACGGACTCAAAATACTCCTCAAAGTCTTCTAGAGCAAATTCATTTAAACTATGTGCTCCGATTACTATATCCGCTCCTTCGAAGTCTTTTTTCCAATCGGGAAAACTTTCAGTTGTAACGAAGTCAACCTTTTGATAAGAGTCTTCTTCTAGTTCTTTCCCTAAAAACCATTTTTGCAACTCAGAGACAAAAGGCAAATCGATAATTGTCCACTTGTCGAAATCGACAATATCTTGCGCAAGCCTTGTCCAGTTTCCGAAACCTCCACCTATTTCTACGACATGTTTCTGCTTTACCCCGATAGAAGAAAATAGCAAGGTCATCATCATCATATGCCTTGACTCAATAGCGTCTATAGGCCTTTTGTTGATGTACCCCAATTGACTTTTGCCCTGCTTGCGAAAGGCTTGATATAAACGATAATTGACTTTCGACGCCTTACCTACGGCCTCTTTATCTTCATATCTTAAGTGCGGGGAATTATTCCCTCCTAAAAAATGATAGACCGCTGAGCCTTCTCGGAAAACCTCA